TAAACTCTCATTGTTTTATTTAATGTTGTTATTAAACAACTACCACCCACCACCCACCTACCCCCACCCCATCGTTGCGGAAACGCAACAGGTTAGGTCGTTGCTTATCAGCAACCAAACTTGACTCCCCCACATTTAACTATGGGGGGAAGGTATATATAATTACTCTGGTTTAATTTTTTTGGTATTGTTTGCGCCTTGGTATTGTTGGGTTTTTGGGTTTTTGTAAATATTTTTGAAAAAAGTTTTCCCGTAATGCGTTACGGGGTGTCTTATAATGGGGTTAGTATATATGTATAGGTTTTTAGTTATTAGCGAGGCTTTGTTGCCTCGCAGTATATAACACTTGAACGTGTTGTTGTTTGGTGTTTTGTTTTGTATGTTGACATGCCTGTAGTGGCTTTTTGTTTACGCGGAATCTGCTAGGAGTTCCGATGAGCGCGAGCGGACCCATTGTCCGTTATCCTAGTCCTATGTCCCAAGTGTTACGGTAGCACGGGTGGCTCCAACCCACCAAGCCAGGGTTCGACTCCTTGGGGATGTGCCAACGAAAGAGAAAAGATTATGTCAGCCAAAGGCGGTGACCTACACCACACACGAATCAAACTAGCCAATGACCAGGCTTCTGTATTGAAGATGGTTTCCGAAGGTATCCCTTTGGAGATGGCTATTGTGCAGGTGGGTCGCAAGAAGGAAGTTCTCCGCAACTGGCTGAAAGACCCTAAGTTTTCTTCGCGCCTCGAGGAAGCCACATCAATTGGTGCTAACACGGTTGCCGCCTCGATGATGGTGTCCGAGGATAAGAAAATCGACTACGCGACGTTTTCGCAAGAGTTTCTAAATATGAAGGTTTTCCCCCACCATCAGTCTTGGATTGATGTTCTTGAGGGTAAGGAACCTTCTTGGCTGCACGATTCTATGACTTACCTCCCTGGCAATGCTAATCGCCTCCTGGTTAATGTTCCCCCTGAACATGCTAAGTCTACAGTTTTGACCGTAGGGTACGCTACTTACCGTATCGCTATGGACCCCAATATCCGTATCGTTATTGTTTCTCAAACGCAGACCCGCGCTAAAGAGTTCTTGTATTCGATTAAGCAACGCTTGACGGAAGACCAATGGTCTAAGATGCAACAGGTCTATGGACCTGCTGGTGGCTATAAGGCTACCGCAGACCAGTGGACTCAGGACCGTATCTATCTGGAACGCTCTTCTGGCGAAAAAGACCCAACAGTTCAAGCCTTGGGTGTCGGTCAGCAGATTTATGGTACCCGCGCCGATTTGATTATTCTCGACGACATTGTGGGCACTACTAATGCACACGAGTGGGAAAAGCAACTCAACTGGCTGCAGAAGATGGTTATCACCCGTCTTGGTAAAAACGGCAAGTTGATTATTGCTGGTACCCGTGTAGCCTCAATTGACTTGTATAAGGAACTCCGAAACCCAGACCACTGGGCTCAGGGAGATTCCCCATTCACTTATCTTGCTATGCCAGCCGTGCTGGAGTTCACTGACAAGAAAGAGAACTGGAAAACACTTTGGGCTAAATCTGACCGTCCTTGGGATGGTGACGAAGATACCCAGCCTGATGAAAACGGACTATACCCCAAATGGGATGGTACCGAACTTTATCGTCGCCGTGGTGAAGTAAGCGCATCTACTTGGGCTCTGGTCTACCAGCAGCAAGATGTTGAAGAAGACGCTATCTTCCCACCTATGGTTGTCAACGGTTGCATTAACCGCATGCGTAAACCTGGACCACTAAACTTTGGTGCACCAGGTCACCCAGATGGTGGAGCCTGGATTAACATCATGGGTATCGACCCTGCCATGTCAGGTAAGACTGCCGCCATTATGTATGCACTTAACCGTGATACAGGTGAGCGTCTCATTTTGGACGCATACAATATGTCAGACCCAACACCACAGAAGATACGCCAACTCATGGAAACATGGGTGGAAAAGTATCGACCAATTGAACTCCGCGTTGAAATTAACGCCCACCAGAAATCGTATTCCCTAGATGAAGACTTGCGTCAGTGGCTCGCCAGCCGAGGAACCAAACTCGCCTCGCAGTTCACTGGTAAAAACAAATGGGATGTCAGTTTCGGTGTCGCAGCCATGTCAAACCTTATGGGTTCTATACGAGATGGAAAGTTCCAGGACGATAACCTCATGGAACTCCCAGACAACGTTAACGAACACACCAAGGCACTGGTCAATCAGTTAATCACATGGTCTCCAGATACTAAAGGTCCTACTGACCTTGTAATGGCTTTATGGTTCTGTGAAATTCGTGCGCAAGAACTAATGCGCTCTGGACAGCATAGAACATACCATGCTAGTGGAACTAGCCGAATAACACGCCGACAAGAACGTCAACAAGTTGTTTATAGCATTAACGACTTAATGATGGAGCGCGAAACAATTTACATGTAAGGATAAACATGCTTTCAGTACAACAAGTCTCAGACAAGGTAGAGGCGTTAAAACACCGCTACTCTGAGCGCGACCAGCGCATGGCTGACGTACTTGAAGTACGCCGAGGAAACCTGGATGCTGTAGCACCAGACCTTTTCCCAGAAGGCACATCCCGCTCAATGGTTGCTAACTTTGTTGATGTTGCTGCCCGTGACATCTCAGAAGTACTTGCACCACTACCATCATTCAACTGCTCAACAGTTAATGCAAACAATGACCGTGCAAAGAAAAAGGCTGATAAGAAAACAATTATCGCCAACCACTATGTACAGGCTTCTAAACTACAGTCACAAATGTACTACGGTGCAGACTGGTACCTGACCTACGGATTCCTTCCAATCGTCGTAGAGCCAGACTTTGAAACTCTTATGCCACGAATTCGTGTGGAAAACCCGCTAGGTGCTTACCCAGAGTTTGACCGCCACGGTCGAATCGTGTCATTTACTAAAAGATACCTGAAGACAGTTCGTGAACTCATTGTAGAGTTCCCAGAATACGAGTCTCAGATTCTTGGTCGCAACGGTCGAGACACAGACCTTAACAAGTCAATGGAACTTATTCGTTACGAAGACCGCGACCAAATTCTCCTGTTCCTTCCAGAACGAGATAACCTACCACTAAAGAAGGCTAATAATCCTTTCGGCAAGGTTACCGTCCGTGTTGCTCGTCGTCCAGGTATCAATCCTGAAGACCCTCGAGGACAATTCGACGATGTTATCTACCCGCAACTTGCTCGCGCACGATTCGCACTACTCGCGATGGATGCTGCCGAAAAGTCGGTTTACGCTCCCCTTGCCCTACCCGATGATGTGGATGAACTCCCGCTCGGACCTGACGCAATTTTACGTTCGTCCAACCCACAAGCGATTAGACGAGTAGGACTCGAACTGCCATCTGGTGCCTTCCAGGAACAAGCAGTTCTTGAGCAAGAGATGCGCATGGGTGCGCGATACCCAGAAGGACGCTCAGGTAACATTGATGCGTCTATTATTACTGGTTCAGGCGTACAAGCACTCCTCGGTGGATTCGACACACAGGTGAAGGCAGGTCAACAGATTCTTCAAGAACTTTTTGAAGATGTTATTGGCTTGTGTTTCGAGATGGACGAACGCCTATTTGTAGGCGTAAAGAAAATCACAGGTCAGCATACTGGCACACCTTATGAAATCGAATACAACCCAGCCAAAGACATTGCAGGCGACTACACTGTACAAGCCCGCTACGGTCTCATGGCAGGTCTTGACCCGAACCGTGCACTAATCTTTGCCCTACAGGCACTACAAGCAAATCTTTCATCACGCGACTTCGTTATGCGTGAACTCCCATGGTCAATGAATGTTTCTGCAGAACAGGAAAAAATTGACGTAGAACGTATGCGTGATTCACTATCAGGCTCACTTGCAGCAGTTGCTCAAGCAATTCCTAATATGGTTACGCAAGGACAAGACCCTTCTGAGATTGTTCTAAAGATGGCTGATGTCATCAAGCGTCGTCGTGAAGGTACAGATATTGAAAAGGCTGTTATTGATGCGTTTGCTCCTAAAGAGCAACCACAGAATGCACCTCAAGAACCTGCACCTATGGCACCTGAACAGATGCTAGCAGCAATGGGTGGAATGCAACCTCAGAATGAGGCTCCACCAGCATCACAGGCAACTGCACCTACAGAGCAGCCACCAGCAGAACAGGCGCAACAGGGTCCTCCTGACATTGCATCAATCTTAGCACAAATGGGTGGATAATGACAACGATTATTGCTGTACAGCACGAGAATGGTTTCGTGTTCGCGGCGGATAGTCAAGTCACTGTAAATGAAAGACCATACATCCACCAAGATGTAAAAAAGATTTCACAGCAAGGCGACTACGTTATTGCTGGTGCTGGACACGCACGATACTGCGATGTCGTACAGTACGGAACTATTCTACCAAAATATGATGGTGGAGATGAGTATTCATTTATTGTAAACTCAGTTATACCAGTAATTAAATCAGCACATGATGCTACAGGTATTACTTTAGAAAAAGAAGAATCGTTCTCTTTTATAATTGGGTTGAATAATAAATTATTCTACATTGACGAAAGTTATGCAGTTGTGCGAACTGATACTGGTATCTATGCTATGGGTACTGGTGGAGAACTTGCACTTGGTGCTTACGTCTCTGGGGCAACTATTAGACAGGCTGTAAAAACAGCAATCAAATTTGATGTCAATAGTGGCGGTAAAATTCAAATTGTTAAGCGAGGAAAAGTAAATGGCTAACGGTCATGGTGGTTATCGCAAACCATCCAATGAGAAGCGTGCAGCAGTTTCCACTCCTGGCTCAGGAAAAAGGACTGACGGCATGGCTGGAACTAAGCAAGCAATGCGCGAGATACCTTCAAATGGTCAGCACGGATACCGTGCCGAAACCGCTGCTGCTACACAAGGTGCGCCACTTGCAGGTGCACGTCCTAGTGGACCATCTGCTGCACAAATGCAGCGTCAGGCTGTAACTCCAGTAACACCACTATTTGCACCAGACCAATACCCTGACCGTCCAGTTACACATGGAGCAAGCGTTGGTCCTGGCTTCACCCCTGAACCTCAAATCTCAGACCGCTTTGCATACATCAAACAGTACGAACAAGTTCTCGATACTGCCGCAGCGCAAGAAGGTCAATCACCCGCATTCCAACTATTTTGGAACACAGTTAAAGCACAAGCAAGGAATAGTTAATGAGTCTAGTGAACAATATCGAAGCATTCACTAATGTTCTTGGTGCAAAAAATCCTGATATTGTTTTTGGCTTTGCTTCCATTGATTGGAAGAATCCTGACGAACGCGACCAGTTCATTAGTGAACTTGTTAAACTTAACGATAATAAGAAGATTGGCGAATAGTTATGCAAAATCCTATTAACTATATTGCCGATAATCCTAATAATATTTTTGAAAAAGCCAAGAGCGCTATCGGAGAAAAGGCTTCACAGTTTCTTCAAAGCGACACTGGTCAGTCTGTTGTAGAAAAAGCAGCACCAGCACTTTCCGTAATGGAAAAGATTGCTGTTCCATACCGTGATGTTGTAGCACCAGCATTATCTGCAGTGCTCCTAGAACTTAACAGCAACTACCGTGCACAGAACAAAGGAATGAGTGTTGCTGACCAGACTGCTCACGCATTCGATTTGGCTAAAGCACCAGTTGAGGGAAAACAAGATTGGCAACGTTCAATCTCTCCTGGTCGCGCACTTGTAGGTCTCATGGGAAATCTAAATTTCCGTGGAGATTCTGGAACAGAAAAAATTAACTGGTCAAACAGTGCAGAAGTAGACAAGTTCTTTACATCTGGTTCAGCGCAGTTCTGGTCTGGCGCAGCCGACCTTGGATTCAACCTGCTTGACCCTGTTGCTATTGCTGGCGGTAAGGTAACATCTATTAGCCGCAAGGCTTATCTCACACGTCCTGTCGGTTCACGGTTTGGTCGCGTAGATAAACTATCTGCAGAAATTGATGAAGCAGTTGCTAACCCGAAGTCAAATACTGCTGCCGCACAGATTTTCAAACTTGTAGAAAAAGACCCAGAAAACATTCGCGTTATTCAAGCAACTGGTCTTGCTGCAACATCAACTAACCCAGCACAGTATGCTGTCATGCTTTCAGATGCATACAAGTCTGGTGGACGTACCAAAATGGGTGAAGTTATCAAGGCTTCAGTTGGAAACGTTGATGTTCTTAATAAACTTAAAAAAGAAGATGCTTCACTGCATGCCATGCTTATGGATAATGCAAACCAAAAGGCTACTGTACAGCGCGAAATTGAAGACCTCAAGAGCGCATTGGCTACTAAGAAGGATTACACTCCTGAAGAAGTCAATATTATGCAAGCCAATAAGGAAGCACTTGGTCAAAAGTTAGACCAGATTGACGAAGAGGCTACTCAGGCTGCAATCAAGAAGCAAGCACTTGAACCTTTAATGAATCAAGAGTTCCGCTCTACTCAAACATGGGCTCGCTCAAGTTATGTAGAACGTGTTCGCACAGCACTTGCTGATGCAAAGATGGATGGAACACTAATTGAAACCGATGCTGGCAAGAATATTTCTTACGCAAAGCAGGTTGCTAAAGGTCTAGGTACCAAGACTCCTTACGTTCGTGCTGTAATGTGGCTTAGCCCTAATCAGCAACTTCGTGAACACCCATCGGGTCTTGCGTTTACTGGTGGTGCCGCTGGTGAACTTTCACATAAAGAATTCGATGCTCGTCTAAGCACA